GACACAGACAAATTTCGCTCCGCAAAAAGGCCAGAGTTTTCGCTCCAGAAAGAGTCTCGAATATCCTTAAAGGTTTTGTGGGCCTTCGAGACGCTTGACACGACGGACACTGTGGCATTTTGGAACGACGACTACGTCCTAACGAAAAACACCGACATAGCATCAATTCCTGACCTCTACTCAGGCTGCCTTTGGACAAAGAGAAAAAGCCCGTGGGGCGAATCACGAAGGAAGACGTCTGCCGCGCTTTCAGAAGCGGGGATGCCGACGAGAAACTACGACATTCATATGCCAATGCTCTTCGAGAGGGAGAAGTTCCTGTCGATCAGGCCGTGGTGGGGCCAAGGGTTCACTGGGAAGAGCGTCTACGGTAACCATTTCTGCCATGAAGTTTCTAGGCGGGTTTCTGATTGTAAGTTGTGGACTGGGTGGCGACGCAAGGTGCGCAGAAAAACCTCCAACCGATTTGTCATAAGTTACGGCAACGCCGCCGCCAGAACTGGACTCTTGGGATGGCTTTCTGCGCAGTTTTCAGAACCATGCGAGGCCGAGAAGTGACGCCGAAGAAAAGTCTCGCTGTAGCTGTTCTTAACGTAGGTGGTCGGTGCCTGCATGAAAAAAGCCGCGAGAGCATTGAGTCCGCGGCATCGCGGTGGGGGTGCGACTTCGTCGAGATCAAAGAAAAGGTCGCAGACGTACACCCGTTCTGGCAGAAGATGTTTTTGCCGCTACACCTTGAAGGGTATGACAGGGTTCTTCAGATTGATGCCGATGTTCTAATTCGCAGCGACGCGCCAAGCCCGTTTGACGACTGCGACGAGGGAATGGTCGGCGTTGTCCAGGACGCGCAGGTCCGGCACGCCTACAGGTCTGTTACCCTGGAGAGAGTGCGATCTAGGCAGACAGCGCTCTGGTCGCACGTTTCCGGCATACAGGACATAAGCGACTCGGAGCACATAAACGCTGGGTTCATTCTTTACTCGCCGAGGCGCCACTCCGATTTGTTTCAGGAGGTTCGCTCAATAGGCGAGGGCTTTCGCTGGTTTTCGGTCGGCCTTCCAGAGCAATCGTGCCTTTCGCTCGTGTTGGCGAAGTCGCCGGATCGTCGAGAGATGATGCCACACACATGGAATACGGTGAGCATTATCTCAAAGTGGAGGCCGCGCTTTGGCCCAGGCAAAATGAAGTCATACGTCTACCACTTTAATGCTTGCCGCAACCAGGCAAAGAAGGACGCTGCCATAGTCACGGTAGACTGGAGGGCATGAGAACGCCGGCGCGCTGACGTTTTGTGCCAATAATCCCCCATTGACCGATTAGGCTACAGCCCGACAATATAGCCCCATGCCGGAAGACCACCATTTCACCGTGGCCGGGGCTCGATGGCTCCTGCGGTTCTGCCGCTTGAAGGGCCAGGCGGCCGGCTGGGCGTACCTGCCGGATGCCAAGAACCCCAGGATGGAGCGGAAGATTCTTGTCGACGAGAAGCTCGCCAAACGGAGCCGCCTGGAAACGATCATCCACGAACTCCTCCACGTCTGCTTCCCGACGGTAAGCGAGGAGCACATCACCGAGAGCGCGCGCGACATTGCCCGCGTCCTCTGGACGCTTGGATACCGCGAAACGGAGTGACCGCATGGCGAAGAAGTCTGCCGCGATGGCCTGCATCTTGGCGGCTGCTGAGGAAGCGAAAAGCCGAAAGCCAAACAAGCAATGGACGAGGCTTCTCCCGCCCGAGGGGCAAGCCGAGATGGAGGAAATCAGGCGCGAGTGGAACGCCGGCAGCCTTCAGGGTGTCGAGATCGTCGTCGTGCATCGAGGGATCGTCGCCCGCTGCAAGGAGGAGTCATGGCCGGCACCAAAAAGCGAAACCACAATCATGCGTTGGCTGCGATCCAGCGACAGGTAGAGGTCGGCAAGGACGCCGAGGCGGCGCGGCTGCGGAACGAACTCTCGACGCTTCGTAAGAAGTACGAGTCTGCGCTCCACCGTCTCGAAGCCGAGAAGGACGCCGTCGCCAGCCTGACGGCACTGGCCGACGTCACGTCAAAGAAGATCAGCCGCAAGCGTCCGAAGCAAGGCAGGCCGGAGGCGACAGCGATTCTCGTGCTCTCCGACTGGCACGTCGAAGAGGAGGTGCGACCTGAGACGTGCCGCAACCTGAACACGTTCACGCTGGAGATTGCCGACCGTCGCATCCAGCAACTCGTCCAGCGTGCGTCGATGCTCATCGAGCACGAGAAGCACCTGACCGGCATCCGACGCATCGTCGTGGCAGCGCTCGGTGACTTCATCACGGGGCATATTCACGACGACCTCGTCGAAGTGACGCAGCTCGCCCCGCTCGCGGCGACCCGCTGGGCCGGCGAACGGTTGGGCGGCGTCATCGACGCCATGCAGGAGATCGCCCCGGTGCTCGTGGCAACGTGCAGCGGCAACCACGGCCGGAGTACGAAGTTTCCACGAATGGCGACCGAGAACGACCATTCGTTCGAACAGCATCTCTACCTCACGATGGCGGGCCATGAGAAGCGAAAGACCGTCGAGTGGCAGGTGGGCGAGGGGTACCTCAACAACATCAATCTCGACGGGTTCATCGTCCGGGCGCATCACGGCCATGCAATTCGTTTCGGCGGCGGCGTCGGGGGGCTGACCATCCCGGCGAACAAGGCGATCGCCAACTGGAATCAGGCGCAGCGGGCCGACCTGGACATCTTCGGGCACTGGCACTGCTTCAGTTGGCTTCCCTATCGCTTCGTCGCGAACGGCTGCCTGATCGGCCACAACGCTTTCGCCGATCGCATCAAAGCGGAATACCAGCCGCCAAGCCAGAGCCTTGTAATCATTGATCACGAACATGGGCGGGTCACGAAAGTGCTCCCGATCTTCCTCAAATGACCCACGACGAAATCCAGCGGGCCTGGCTACTGGTCAACAAGTACGGCCCGCCGAACTCATGGACGGCCGCCAACGGCACCCTAGCCGCAGCATTGGGGCGGGCCTTGGAGGAGATCGAGCGGCTCAAGTACCGCGTGGCGATGATGGAAAACAACCCGCCTCCGGCGTGGCTGGGGAGGCGAGACTAGATGCTCATTGGCATGTGCGGGGCAGCGGGCAGCGGCAAGGACACGATCGCGGACATCTTGGGGTTCGACAGGGTGGCCTTCGCAGACCCGCTCTACGAGATGGTGTCGCTCGTCACCGGCCTGACCCCGGCCGAGATGCGTGACCGCGAGACGAAGGAACGGACGATCGACTGGCTGGGGCAGTCGCCCCGGCAGCTCCTCCAGACCCTCGGCACAGAGTGGGGACGCGGAATGGTCAGCCAGTCGATCTGGGTCGACACGGCTATGCGGAGGGTTCGCGACCTGCTGGCCGCGGGCCGCGACGTTGTCATCACGGATTGCAGGTTCGACAACGAGGCCGCGGCGATCAAGGCGGCCGGCGGGGTCATCTGGCAGGTCGTTCGCGGGCAGGGCAGCATCAAGGGGATGGCGGCTCGCCACGCCAGCGAGGCCGGCGTTTCGCCCCTGCTGATCGACCGCGTCCTCGGCAACTGGTCGACGATCGAGCGGCTGCGCCAGACCGTCGAATCGGCCATCGCGGCCTGCCCAAAGGCTACAATACAACAATAGCCCTGTGACACGCCACGAGCGGCCCCTAGAGGCCCGCAACGCACAAGGAGGTGCGGACTATGTCTGAGCCGAAGATTCGCCGGAAGTTCAAGGCGATCCCCATCACGCTCTCGACGTCGACGGCCATCGCCACGACGCTCCGTTGGGACGACGTGGCAGGAGGCACCTTGGAGATGGGCACCGTCAGCACGGCCGCCACGACGCTCCAAGTCTGGGCCTCCGATGCACCGACAGGCGCATTCGGCCGGCTCTACAAGGTCGACGGCTCGGCCGCCTACCTGACACTGTCTCCGTCGTCGACAGAGCCGCGCGTATACGCCCTCCCCGACGAGACGTATGGCTGCGGGGCGATCAAACTCGTCTCGGTGTCGACGAACTCGACGTCGGCATCCTGCATCGTCACGATGAAGACTTGAGGCTGTGCCCATGACAGCCGAAGAACTCAAGCAGGGCATTCTGGACTCGTTGCTGCGGGTCGCCGAACGCTTCGGCGTCCCCGTCGTGCTTCTTGGCATCCTCATCTGGCTGGGCCGGGAGGCGGCGATCTCGCTCAACGGCACGCTCGTCAAACCGATGGTCGAGGCCCACGTCCAGTTCCTTGAGGCGACGAGCGAGACGCTGAAAGAGATTTCTGCTGTCCAGGGGCAGCAGGTCGAAACGCTGGAAGAGCTTGCCCACGGCCAACGAGAACTTCGAGAGCAGGTCAAGACCGTGATCTCGCGGCCCATTCAGCCGGCGCCGCAGAACTAGGTTCTCTCCATCACCTACAAGAGTGTCGTTCCCATGAGCCCGATGAGCCCGAGACTACTTCGACCGCTCGCACGCCAAGCGGGGGCGTTGCCGCCGTCTGGGCCGTCCGACCCGTATTTCTCCAGCGTCTCGCTGTTGCTGCATTTTGATGGGAGTTTTGCAGACTCGTCTTCTAATGCGCTGACTGTTTCCGCAGCCGGTGATGCAGAAATCAGCACTGCGCAAAGCAAGTTCGGCACCG